CTTTATTTTTTTCATAGTATGTGTTTGCATACGTCTTTTGTTTAGTTTTCTTAACAGTTTCGTCTTTATACGGCATGTTTGATCCGGTACTTCCAGTACAGTGCCGTTTTTAAACCCCAAGGTTGAGATGGCTCAAACATTTTGAAACCTGTAGCTATCAAACTGTTAGCAGACGCAGGGTTTTCGTTGGTGTCTGTGATGACCCAACTCATGCCTAATCTTTTGGCCACTTTAATACGCTGTCGGATAAGCCGCTTCTGGAGTCCCTGTCCTTGATGAGCTGGTGCAACGCCTGCGCGGCATAGGTACATAGTGTCAGACCAACGAGTAGAGGGGACAATACCACCGAAGCCAACCGCTTCACCGGTTTCTGAAAAAACAACATACCAATATCCTTTTGTAAGCGGGTAAATTTTGTCGTGGGGAAGGCATGTCTTTTGGAGCACAGTCAATAGGTCTACTATTTCTGGTAGATCAATATCGGCATGGACAATGCTATATTTCATGATCGTATGATGCCAAAAAATTGTGACAAGAAAAATAATGGTTGCACTGCTGAAAAAGCCATGATATAAACACAGTAATCCGGGCTTTCCGGTGCATCAAACAGTCCCGGCTGACGACATACAGATTGATGCGCCTAACTTGTATGTAAGGAAAAATCATGGCAGCTACCACGTTTAATGGACCCGTTCGTTCCCAGAATGGCTTCCAATCCATCACTAAAAACGCCACCACTGGCGCAATCACGGTCAACGCTACATTTGGCGCAGCCACCAGCGTTACAGATTTGACAACTACAAATTTGACAACTACAAATCTGGTTTTTACAGACCAAAATCACCCCACAACAGCCGCAATTAACGCAACGGCTACAGCCACTGCAGCACAAGTTGCAACTGGCTACATCACTTCCACATCTGCCGCTGCTACAACTATCACGTTGCCTACAGGCACAGCGCTTGGTGCTGCTATTGGCGCGGTTCGCGGTACTGTGTTGGAGTTGTATGTGGATAACACCGCTGGTGCAAACACAGTGACGATTGCTGTTGCCACAAACGGTATTTTGTCTAGCGCTGCTGCTGACACCCCCGGTAGTTTTGGTGATTTGACAGTTGCTTCGGGTGTTACTGGCCTTGCCCGTTTCACCATCATGTTCTCAAGCGCAACAGCCTACGTGTTTACCCGTACTGCTTAATTGATCTAGGGGGCCTTGGCCCCCGTTTACAAGGAGATTAATTATGATTCAATATGACGTACGATCGACGCACGCCTCCGCTTCTGGTCTAATGATCGGCGGTCGTGTGCGTCTAAAAGGCGCAGTAATTTTCCCGTTCAGTTCTGCCACAGGGTATACCACGTTTGTGGACAATGTTTCTGCCGCAGGTACTTACGCACGCGCAACTACCACCGCTACGATCACTTCCGCAAATCACGGCTTGACCACAGGTCAGTGGGTGTACTTGGATTGGGATTTGACAGACAATCCTTATCAAGTCACTGTAACAGGCACTAACACATTCACGGTCACTGTGGCAAACAGTGGCGCAGCAAGTGGTAGCGTAACAATCTACACCAGTGTATTGATGCAGGCAGATGCCTCCAATGCGACCGCCTACACAGTTGTTATCCCCGGCGACGGCATCGTTGCGCGGAACGGTATTCGGGTGTTTCTTGCAGCCGATGTTCACACAACAATTTTCTACGGATAAGGAGTCCAAAATGGGACGAGCAGCAAAAATGGCAGATGATCAGTACCAAGGCGAAGTTCAGCCCGGTGCACAGAAGCAAGACATGGCTAAAGGTGGCGCTAAGCAGACCCCTCGCAAAACAGTGGCTCCTTCTGGTTCCACTACGCCGCGTGGTGTAGGTTTGGCTCGTAACAAGCCCTGCAAGATGTATTAATTGTGGCTAAGTCTCCAGCATGGCAGAGGAAAGAGGGGAAAAGCCCAACTGGCGGTTTGAACGCCAAGGGGCGAGCCTCCGCCAAAAAGCAAGGCATGAATTTGAAACCTCCCCAGCCGGAAGGCGGCTCCCGCAAGGACTCTTTCTGTGCGAGGATGGAAGGCATGAAAAAGAAGCTGACCAGCGAAAAGACAGCAAAAGATCCTGATAGCCGAATTAACAAAAGCTTACGGAAATGGAAGTGCTGAAATGGAACTGATGCTGTGGAACATTGGCTTGACAGCTCTTTTGGGCGTTGTTGGGTGGGTATTAAAGGATAAGTCTGATGAAATTAATCGTCTTCAGATTTTGATTAATCGTACCCGCGAAGAAATTGCCAAAGAATACGTCACAAAAGCCGAAGTCCATGCAGATATCAACCGTGTTTTGGATAGACTAGATAGGTTAGACGAAAAGTTAGACCGTTTGATGGGAGCAACAAATGCCCGCAGTCAGTAAAAAACAAAAGCAGTTGATGGATGCAGCGGCACACAATCCTGCATTTGCAAAGAAAGTAGGCATCCCACAATCCGTGGCGATGGATTTCAGTAAGGCCAGTAAAGGCAAAAAATTTAGACAAGGTGGCGATATGAACTATAAACACGGCGGACTCGCAAAAAAAGGCGAAGGCATTGCTAAAAAGGGCTTTGCTAAAGGCGGCATGGTCTCAGGCGTGGGCCAATCACAAGGTGAGACGCTTAGCCAGAACGTTAAGAAGAGCGTTCAAGGTGACAAAGTTAATGTCCGTGGTGTTGGCGCAGCCCGCGCCCGCACAGCAATGATCTATTGATATGGCTGTTTCCGGCGTATCCGATTTTGATCTGCAGTTTGACGACCTCATAGCTGAGGCGTATGAGCGCTGCGGTATTGAGGTGCGCGACGGTTACGACATGAAGACGGCGCTTCGCTCCGTCAACTTGATTTTTGCAGAGTGGGCTAACCGTGGTCTTAATCTGTGGACGATTGAGCAGCGCCAGCAGGTGCTAACGCCCGGGGTGTATGAGTATGACCTACCCGCGGACACGATTGACGGCCTCTCAGCCGTGATTCGGACCAATGCAGGCCAGTCTACCCAGCAGGACATCACAATCGACCGTATAGGCCGTGCGGAGTGGCTGCATGTGCCTAACAAATTGACCCAGTCACGTCCTGCGCAGTACTACATCCAGCGCACCGTGCCGGCTAAAGTGTTTTTGTACCCAGCGCCGGATGCAACGCAGACTTGGACGTTTGTCTACTACGCTATTCGCCGCATGGATAACGCGGGCGGTTTTACTAACACTGCTGACATCTCTTTTCGATTCTTGCCTTGTTTAGCGGCAGCGTTGGCGTACTACTTGGCGGTCAAGAAAGCGCCTGACCGTGTCATGCTGCTTAAGCAAATGTACGAAGAAGAATTTATGCGTGCAGCAGCAGAGGACCGTGAGCGCTCGGGCTTCTTTGTGGTACCTACGTATACACAGAGGTAACCCATGGCCTATGTATCAGGCAAATTTGCAATTGCGCTGTGCGACAGATGTGGCCAACGGTACAAACTCAATACGCTTATCAAGGAATGGACAGGCTTTAAGACCTGCCCTGAGTGCTATGAACCCAAGCACCCACAACTTGAGCCAAAGCGTTCAATAAATGAGCCACAAGCCTTGCAACAACCTCGTCCAGAGAGTAGACTTGGGGTTACCGTCTACGTCGGGTTCACGGCTGATACTTCGTTTGCTAGTATCGGAATGATGCCGATGCCTTATGCCAAACCATTGACTGCTCAAGCAGTTCTTGGAACAGTCAGAACGATCATCACATGACATACACCGAATTAAAAGCCGCCATCATTGCTTACACCGAAAATCAGGGGTTTACAAATACTGATTTGGCACTGTTTACAAAGCAGGCAGAGCAGCGTATTTACAATTCGGTTCAAATTGCCAATTTGCGCAAGAACGTTACCGGAGTCTTGTCTTCTGGCAACAAATATTTAGCTTGCCCTAACGATTATTTATCCAGCTATTCACTGGCTATTTATCCCTTCATAAGCACTACTGCAACAGGCACTGCTGGCCAATCAACGATTGTTGTAGCCAGCGCCTCGGGTATTGTTGTGGGTCAGTATGCTGCTGGAACAGGTATTGGCACAGAGGCCGTAGTGACACTGATTGTGGGCACGACTATCACATTGAGTGTGGCCAATAGCGGCACCGTATCAGGGGCAGTGACGTTCCAAGGTGATTACACATACTTGTTGAATAAAGATGTGAACTTTATTCGCGAGGTGTACCCTAATCCGCGTGATGTAGCGCTGCCCAAGTATTACGCTATCTTTGGCCCACAGTCCGCAAATGACGCGGAGTTGTCGTTCATTTTAGGCCCAACGCCTGATGCAAATTACTACGCTGAGTTGCATTACTACTACTATCCACCATCCATTGTGACTGCGGAAACAACGTGGTTGGGCGATAACTTTGACTCTGCACTTTTGTATGGTTGTTTGGTGGAAGCCTATACCTACATGAAAGGCGATCAGGATATGATGGTTTTGTACGATACCAAGTACAAAGAAGCACTGATGCTCTTGAAGAACTTGGGTGATGGTAAGCAACGTGGTGATGCTTATCAAGATGGCCAAGTTAAACTCCCGGTGAGGTAACCTATGATCACAGCCGGACTAACCAATAGTTTTAAAGAGCAGCTTTTGTTGGCGGTGCAT